TCCTCCAGAAGGAACTACATAGGAATACTCATAGAATCCAGTGCTTAATGCTGTGGGAACGAGAGGTCCAGCTAACGCACTTGTAAAAGTTGCCGCAGTAATTTCTGCATCAATAACATCTGTGTCGACAGACGGATCATAGATATATAGGTCAGGCACAGTATCTGCATTAATAAGGTTATTTGCATCATCTCGAAAGATGACACGCAAAATAATGGTTTGACCTGTGAGTACAGAATTTCTAGAATAAGGCATATCTGATCCTAAATGTCAATAGTTAATGTATCGCCTGAAACACTCAGTATCTTTTCTAACTCTTGGACATCTCGTTGCCCATTGTAAACACCACTTACAGGATACCTGTACACCCTAACACTAGTGTCGGTAATGGTGGCAGGATCAACATCCTCAGTAAAAATTACCGTAATAGTTCTAGTGTCTAGAGAATTATAATAAGAGCCGTTCTCCGGAATCATTTCGACAACAGCTAGCGGACTAACTGCGGTAATTGCTCCAGGAGCTGGTGGCAAAACAGAGGCAGGAGGAGAACATACGGCAGGAGTACTGGGGCTAGCTGGTGCTGTAGTGTAGGACCCGTCATTGGTAGTAAAATCAACAACAAACGGAGCTATCATTCGTTCGGGAGCCTCTACACCAACAACAAAGGTATCCCCAGAAACAAAACCACTGCCCTGAAATCTAATCTGCAATCCATCAGCTAGACGTCTAAAACGTCTAGCTGTCAACTTCCCGGTTACAGCGCTACCAGCACCCAACCCAGTGTAGTACCAGCGATATTTTGCTACTCCAATGTCTCCTGAATCAGTAATTTCAATTACTACACTGTCTGTTCCTTGTGCACCATCATATCCCCCATAAACGGTTATCAACCCAGTTGTAGATGCATTTCCTCCATCAGGAACCGTATCAAAAACTGTTCGTGAAGAGATGCCATTGGCTTCTCCTAACACATGAAGCCGATATTGAATATCAGGAGCTAATGATTCTCTAGGTGTCAGGGTAAGCTTGTGACCTACACCAGCTACGCCATAGGCTGCTTCATCCGCTTCAGAAGTAATAACACCAGGGTCAACCTCAGTATATGTCGGACCACTATCTAAGTCGACATATGTAACTACCGCTGTTAACTCAACCAATCCCTTAAACCCAGGACTACGAAGAAAGTAGGGGTTACTGCCAGTGTCCTGATCAATCCACATAGCTTGATCAGGACCAGAAGTCTGATCATAATCATCACCGTACAAAACAACAGAATGCCTTCCAGTAGATAGATCAATCCCTCGATCAAAAATCAAATCAACAGATATACCGATAGGAATTCCAGTATCAAGATTAGCAGGATAGGTCTGCAATGAAATGGGCACTGCCATCTGACTACTCCATGTGATTAATTACTTAATTTCATCTAAAGATACAGGCACTGAAATGTCTATCGAAAGATCCTTAGTTATATCATCTCCAGGTACAAGTTCTATTACAACTCGCTTAAATCCCTCATCTTCTACAAGACCAACATACTTGTTTCTTTTGTCTTCTGGAATAAGGGGTACACCCGCATCTACGTAAACATGTAATTCTTCTTGAAACCAACTCATATAAACCTCCTAATGGTACAGGTTTTTATAGCTCGATTATAGCAGTAGGTCTACTAACATGAAAGTTAGTTCGCATAAGACAAAAAAAGGGGGGAGCAAAAAGCTCCCCCCAGTATCAACCCTTTAGGTTTCTACAACTTACAAGACACCCGACAGATCAGCAGATGGACTGATTTCAGCAGTAACAGCTGTCGTAGTAGCTTGGATCTCTCCATTCCAGAAGTTACGAGCAAGTTTGACGTTCTTGTAGACACCAACACCCTGACCTTCGTGGGCTACGGCAAAGCCATAACGCTCCCGAAGTTTAACCTTCATGGTTTCAACAGCTTCATCTCGCCATTCCACTTGCTGTACATCCTCATCAACAAGGTAGTATCCAACATTCCCACTCGAGAGCAAGAGGATATCACCAAGTCCAGTATCAGGATCGAAGGGAACAAGGGGGCTTACCATGACACGGAAGTTCCATGGGAAGTAAGGAGAAGGCATAGGAGCCGCAGAAGTCATCCCATGCTCACGTCCAGCAACACCAGTTGCTGTACGACCAGCCTCAGGTGCAGCACCAGAAACTCCAGGACCAGGAACAATTTTGTTTCCAGAGCTTGGCCCCATTGCGCCCATGGAGCCATTGTTCCAAGGATCTAGAGGACCCGAGTTACCAGTCCACTGGCGGAAGTAGTCTCCACCACCATGCGCTAGCATCATAGTCCGAAGGACAGGATCCTGAACTAGAAGATAGAAGAATAGTGGGTTCATGAGCAGTACATCAGGAGGGAAGCCTTCTTCGCCCATGTGAGCCATGCCACGGAAAAGATCATCCATGGTGATAGAACCGTTTGCAGCCATATCAAGACCACGCCCAGTACAAACTCCGAAGAGACTTGTAGCAGGTGAAGCGTTGTTATAGAGTTCAGTGCCAAGTGTCTTGAGGAAAGACACTGCCTTCTGCTCTTTGTGGCGAACAAGAGCCTGGCTCATTAGGCGCAAGTTCATACTCATGATATCCCAAGTGCTGTAACGGAGGGCTTCGTCAGTGAAAGAAGCGGCAATACCACTTTTTCCAATCCAAGCCGTCTGAATGCCGCCACCAACCTGGAACATTACTTCCGGGTAAGTACCGTGCTCTTGAACATCGCCGGCCTGCACAGCACCCATAGCGCCAGCAAGAACCTTGAGATCAAGACCTCGAGCCTGCACCTTGGTGTAAAGACCTGTGATAACCATCATGGGCTCTAGAGGCTCACGAATGACGACCTCTAAGGTGGACTGTAGAAGGGGACGAATCTCAGAAGTAGCGATAGCATCACGAGGACGCAAAATACTATTTACAAAAGTACTCCACTCAATCCGCTCATTCGAGTCCGGAAGGTGGCCACGATGCTTAATTACATCAGCCAAATAGTGTGCCGCACCTTCGCGAGATTCCGGCAGGGTAATTTCCTTACCATCTGTTAGTTTGATTTTCATCACTAACTCCTTTAAACGCGAATGTTAACGATTACTACCTGGTCAGCGACAGTCTCACCAGATAGTGTGATTAGATCAGTGAAACCCTTAGTAGCTGAACCCGGCATCTGTGATGCTGCGCTCATACCAGAAAGATTCCATGCAGTCTTCACCTCGTTAAGCAGAGGTACAGGCTGACGCTGAATTTCAAGAACACGACCGATTGTCTCTTCACTAGCAGCAATCTGCGCAGCAGAAGCCTTAGTGAAGTTACTCTCAGAATCTACGGCAACCCAATCGCCAGGACGACAAGGGCCATCAAAGTGAATGTGTTGATGCGCACCAGCCACACCAGTGTCGGTATAGAAGCTATATCCGAAGTTAGTAGTAGCAGCACCCAAGGCAACTAGTGTTGCCCAAGTAGCCGTGTGAAGGAATAGGACACCAGCTTCGGCATCCAGATACCAGTCGCCTTCTACAGCAAGGTCAACGGGGGATAGACGCTGACGAACAAGAACACCCGTCCGGTCACACGTTACTAGCGTACGATCGGTCCTACGGGCTACTGGGGCCTGTGCAAGGCCAAGACCTACACCGGCCGTAGTTGCAGCGGTCGCAGAATAGCGAACTAGCTGCGAGAAGTTCGTAGCATTCCAATACTCTCCAGCTGCTATAGCAGATCCAGCAGCATAGGTTACAGAACCACCACCATCAAGGGTAGCAGCATCAAATCCATCTGTCGTAGTTGCGCCAGCAACACGATGAGGTACTTTCATCTGAATCTCAGTTAAGAACTGAACAAGATCCTGCTTGCTATAGTTGGTAAACGCCTGATCACCATCCCAAGCACGACCAGCCCAAACATGGATGTCATAAGCAGCAACACCAATTGGACGACTTAGAAACAAGTCAATCACAATATTTACATCTGCATCAGCAGCTACTGGAATAGTAGCACCTGCAGTTGTTGCTTCTGATTCGAGCACCAAGCCACGCTCGATAAGAGCATCGCATAGAGCTTCACCAGTGTAGGTCGTCGCAGCAGCCACGGCTGCTCCAGTTGTAAGGTCTGTTACTTTCCAAGTAACATCAGTTGCGGTATAGGTCAGAACAGTCCCGGCAAATACGCCAGTAGAAGAGTTCCCTCCAAGTTGGGTACGAAGACCCGCAGGGACAATACGACCCTCCGCATCAAAAGCTACAGCCTTTCCACTAGAGCAAACATATGCATCGGTTCCTGCACCCGCCGAAGTCGCAGAGTACTGGACAGGCAGCCACGCTGCAGGCTTCCATTCGCCAGCAGGTGCTCTAACCTCATCCTGTACTTTGTTGTACGGGGTAATAGAATCAAAGATGTCCTCACGTAGATTGAACTGAGTTGTTAATCGCTTAATAGCCATTTTTTAACTCCTAGTTATTAGTAAATAGATTGAGGTCAAAGTCTGATGTGAGGTATCGACGATTTGCACGCAAGTATCGATCTGCCGCATCTTGACCATGGGTGTCTAGAATCTGCTTGTAGTTGTCTACAAGTTTCTTCTCAAAATCTCCAAGCTTTTTGTTAGTAGGCTGTTTGTCTCCGTGAGCTAGACCCGGATTCTCAACAACCTCAACTGGCTTGATAGGTTCTTTCGTATCAGTCTCCTTCTTGCTGTGGTTTTGAAACCAATCAACAAGAGCTTGTAGTTCTGGTTTGTCTTCAGAGTCTACTAACACAGCTTTCTGTGTCTTGGCAAAGTCAGTCAAAAGAGTTTCAAGTTTTACCTTCCACTCATCGACTTGCTGAAGAGCTGTTTTGTAATCTGTATCGAGTTGATCATAGTCTTTGCATTTGCAATTCTTACAACCCTCACAAGGTGCCTTCTTAGAAGCAAACTTAGCACCACGATCCTTTAGATCTAGAAGCATAGCGGCTTTATCCCCAGGACCATCGTACTTGTCCAAAAGACGAAGGGCTGCAGTATGGTAAGCCTTATCACCAATCGGGAAGCTACGATCAGGTCCACAAAAAACACTTTCTTCAAGCGCATCTCGTGCCTCTGTTGTTAGCTTGGCTTCTACTCCTTCGCTACGCTCAACCTCAGCATCCAATGCAAGGTCAAGTAGATACCAGTTGATGGTATCTAGTATTTTTGTTTCTTCTTTTTTGATTTCAGTACTGTCTGAACTCGCTTTGGTCTCATCAGCATTCCTTACAGGTTCAGGCGTTTTATCACCCTCCCCTTTTAAGTCCGATAGTTTATTCATAACTGCTTCCTTTAAAAGTCGAATGTCTTCAGTGAGTGAATCTAAGCTATCCTTTCCAGCGGGCTTTCGTGCCATAAAGCCGGTACTTGCAACCCCTTTGGAATCAAAGCCATCGAGAGGTCCATTGATCATAGAATCTCTAAAGCTCTTCTCTTTAGAAAGCTCATGCAAGGCACCATGAAGCTTATAGATGTCTGCTGGAATTGGATGATCTTGATCACCCTCCTGATACTCTAGTCGATAATCGTATTGGTGATGGAGTGCATCGTGAATACGAATCAACCAAACAATTTCAAGATGGGATGCAGCCTTAAGCGCATCAACTAAGTCTAACGTACCAGAGGCAACGTTTTTAACCACTGTTTCAGGCTCCAGCATTTCTAGGTCCTGAATAGTAACAGTCTTTGTATCTGGCATTTCAATTGTAAACTCTGAATCAGCAAATACAATAGTATCTGCTTGAGGTTTGCATACCATATTCGGCACTGCACTTAGAACGGAATCTGTAAACTCCATACTGCGAACCTGGCTGCTTCCATCTGCAGGCATATTGACAACAGAACCTTCATCTCCATAGAATGTTCCTGTCATAAAAACGCCTTGGTTGCCATCTTCATCGGTCATCCCCGGTCGATGATCACAAATATCACCATCGTGCCAGGCACTTCCGCATACCATACAGTGGTATGCGTTGGTACGACTACCTGCGCTGAAAGTCAAATACCGACCATCGAGAAACTTTTCAATAGCATCTTTATCTGTGATACGCGCAGTAGCTACTAACTTACCCATACCAGGCCATTTCGTATCTTCCAGTAGATTGAGCTTTTGCATCTGCTTATAAATGGCCTGAGGCTTACCAGAGTCAACGATTCGCTTAAAGCTAATATAGTCGGCAAGACTACCTATGTGATTAATAGCCTCAGATTCTAAACTGACCCACTTTACCTCAGTAAAACGACCGATAGGTTCACTTTTTGAATCGTGATGAATGAGAATCGGTTTGGGGTAAGGGTCCGTCCAGCTTGGAACGCCTTCCCTTTGACCACTAGGGGTATAGATTCGGTTATTAATCTTTTTCGCAGAGTGACTCAAATCAAAAGTCACTAATAGTCCACGACTATTACCAGATATGGCAGAGTCAAGAATTTTATTTTTTAATTCTTTATCTAACTGTTTGATATCTTCATTGGGCACAACTCGAATATAATCTTTGAGTTTTAACACTTTTTTACTCATTGGCTTCCTCAAGTGTTCGATTCAACCATGGCATTTGGTTCTCAACTACTGTACCAAAGGACACCCCGGCAGGTGCAAGTCTTTCGAATTTATTTATCACATGAGACTTCCAGATCTCAATGTTTTTATCAGTTATACTTTCATCTACTAAGATAGTG